GCCAAACGAGAAATCGCGATAACAATGTCATCTGCTGCCAAAATGCACCTTACATGTTCATTTATGAACGAAGGTGTTGCCCATTCTGGTCTATATCTCATGAGAATTCGTCTTGCAACGAGTCCCAAGATCATCACGTGTATTTCGGAATTTTCCATAAACGTGCCTGGATGTCCAGATAACAATCCATTTCTCTTTCGGTATTTGACTGATTCGAATATGACTTCTGCATCGGTATAATCGACTGCAAGTGCATATGCGATGGCTGATTTGTCTGGCATGGTCTGACCTCGACTGCGATAGGCTGATCCAAGAATGTCTAATTTTGCTTTTGTTGACATGTAAAGCAATCTCAAACAAACCTTCTCTTCCCATGCTTTAACATCGAAATCGACCATATAATCATGGTATTTCAGGTGCTGCGCAACCTGATCCCAATGTCTTTCTGGATCGACTCCAAGTGCAAAACATGTCGCACCACCTTTGTCCCAAGTATTCTTGACCATGATGTGGGTATCCTTGTAAAGCTTGTTATACAGGATCTGATGAATCATATTTCCTGTTGCAACTGTTCGTGTTTTCGGATTCAAAATTTTGGAGTCTGGAACCAATTCCTTTTTACGGAATTCAAGCTTGTAATTGTGAGGAATCTTTGCATTTTCATACATGTCCTCATAAAATTGGACATCGTCATAAACTCTGTCCTGAATTCCATAGGTTTTCATTGATTCGTCGTACTTAATCATCGGTGATTTACCGACGACTCCTCTCTCCAATTTATAGGGCAAACCAGCACAAGTTTTGGTATTTATGCTAGTTGACCCCATAATTCGATGTCCGATAATTGCGTGTTTTGTGTCATAGAGTCTAACATGTGCAATTCCTGGTATTCTGGAATAGACATCCTTGAGGTGTTCAATCATGAACTTTTCCTCTTGAATATCAAACTCTGGTTCGTGTAGTCCATTTGTCTTGTTAAGAGACACTTTCAAGAAATGTCGAGCGTCTTCTGGAATTCTTGGATCTCGGATATCCTGTATTGCTGGTTGTGTTTCAACGGGGAATGTTCCAAAAATGGGGCTTTCAAGAAAACCCACACTCTTAGAAACTGCCTGATGTGGTATTGGAGTTGGCATAACATTTGAAGGATAGTCAAAAACTTCATAAAAC